GGTTAACTGGTGGTCTGAGAGCAGCGGCATTGCCTGCCGCTGGTGCGGCAGCAGGAGCTGCTGATTGTTTGTTCCCGCCAAATAAACCTTTTAACGCATTTAAATTCTTCTCACCCTGGGCTCTGTTCTTATCATAGCTGCCAGGCACACCTTTGTCGCCGATCTCAGCGTCAGTTCTTGTGACTGCATTGGTAGTTCCACCAACTGGTGATCCCTGACCATAAGGAAGAATAGGTGTGCCTCTCACACCAAAGTCCGGAACATTGCCAACGCCTCCAGCATACCCACTTCCGCTGTTTGGTGCTGGTGCTGCCGCAGGTGCTGCTGGTAATGGTGGCGGAACACCATCATTACGAGACACTACACTAAGTGGTGCTGGCTCAGTTGCTGGTGCTCTAGTTCCCAAACTTCCTTGATTGAAGGCAGATGGTGCTGCCGCAGTTCCTGGAGTGGCAGCTGGTGCTGGTGCCGGTGTTGGTTTATTTGCTGCAATATTGAATTTGTCTAATTCATTTTTACCAGTTGCTGTTTGTGCTTGACTGCCCACAGTAGGTCCAACAGGTTGTTGTCTGGCTGCAATCACCGCAGGATCATTGGCGCCGCCTTTGCGAGCTGTCAATCCCTGTTGTTGATTCATATACTGGCCAAGTGTGGCATTGGGATTGCCAGAGTCACGTCTGTAGTTGTCAAGTTCTGCCTTACTGACAACACCACTCTTAGACGGAGGATTGACCACTCCACCACCAAAGGCCGCAGGATCACCTTCTGCTGGTTTTGGCAGAGGACTATATCCAACTGCTGGGTTGGGTCGTTGTCCTGGAGTGCCCATTGGTCGATTGCCCACGGCAGCATTAGGTTTGGCTGCTGCAGGTGCTGCTGGTGCAGCCGTCGCTGGCATCTGCAATTGTGGGTTCTTGCCGCTCATTGAACTTTTGTTTGGTGCAACATCTTTGTCAGTCAGCGGTGGGGTTTGCACACCCTGTGGTAGTATTTGTAATGGCTTTGCTGGGGGTACAGCTTCTCTAATTAAATCATTGATGCGCATTTCATCTACGCTTTCTGCCTAGAGCAGCAGCTGGTGCTGGTTCTTCAGGCGGCATTTCTGCAGCAGGTTCTGCAACCGCACCAGCTTCAAGATCTCCAGCTGGCAAGCCTCCAGGCATTTGGCCTGCGGCAGCCATTGCATCAGGTGCTAGATCAGCGCCGGGCACTGGTGCAGGTGTTTGTCCTGTGACCACACCCAAGGCAGTTTCCAGTTGTTGTTTGGCGCCTTGTAAATTTTGTACCAGTCCTGACAGTGCGCCAGAAACATCAGTGTTGAATTGTGTGGCTTGGTCAATGCCAACTTGATTGCGAATGCTGTCAACCAAGGCTGGCAATTCTTTAAATTGCATGCTGGTGGTATCTTCAATCATTTTTTGCATTTGATCAACCATGTCTTGAGCTGCCAACACCACTTGTGCTTGTTGCACTTCGGACTCTTTGAGAGTGCGATATGCTCTGCGCAGACGTTGTTCAGTTTGCAGGATCTTGTTGGCCACTGTGCGACCTTCATCAGGTGTGAGTCCCATGCCTCTGGCACCTTTGTTTACTGCTCGTTCTAGATTGGGATCTGCAATGTTTCTCACAGCAATATCTCTAGCCACGGCTGCTCGTTGTGGTGTTTCGGGTCGTGTTTCCCGCACACGAGTGGCCAGGGCCTGTTCCATCATGACCAGTTTCAAATAACTGGGATCGCGCTCGCTTTGATATCGTGCTGTGGTGTCACGATGCTCGCCCAGCAGTCCACGTACCTTGTGCAGCATTGTGTTAGCCTGTGAGCCAGATAGTTTATCAAAGTCGATGCTTGATCCAAAGTAGCTTTCGAACACACGAGTGATTTGTTTACTGACTTTGGGTGCAGCTAGTTCTTGCAGTTTCATTTTGCGAATCCTTTTAGTTGTAGATATTTAGCCGAATTTACACATTTTTCCAGTTCGGTCTGAACACTGTGATAGCGTTGAATTTTTACTGACAGCTTGGTCATTACAGTTTCAGAAAACTGTGACTTAACACTGCGTTGAGCTTGACCGCGGCGGCAGTGTATGTCAGCTGCCAAGCTCTGTTGTTTGTTGTCTAGAATCTGTATAGTTCTAGCCAAATTGTATTGTTTGGCATTGTCAGCCACGCACCAACTCATGGCAGTTCGTTTGCTGCTGAATCGGCTCACAAGATCGTCACTGTGATACACTGCAAAGCCCGCTGAGTCTGGTCGTAGATGATAACGCCCAAACGCAACATAGCCACCTTGTTCATCATCTATTATGAGTTCAGTGTACACACGTTTGAGTTCACGCTCGGCAAAGCGTTCTAATTTTTGTTCACGGGTCATAGTGTTTGGATGTAATGGGCTGTGAGCCAGCCTACTAGGGCCAACAGTGTGCCTATGATGCCTATGCCCCAGGCGATTAACTGGTCGTTGCGCTTTTCGCCCATTTGGCGCACAATGCCATGCACTTCGGTCACCATGTGCTTGACCGCTGAGATTTCATTCTCCACTGTTTCTATCTTGAGTTCCAGCATGCGGTAACGTTCTGCACACAGCTCAACGTGGGCTTCAAGACTTTTCTTTTCAATGTCGGTGGTATCAACCATGGTCAGGCTCCAATGGCGTATTTATGGCTGAGAACCAAATGTTCTGATTGGCACCCCGAGCATGCAAGGTAGCAGCAACGGGTTCTGCTTCATCCAGTCCTGTGACCATGGGCACACCTTCACAGTCGCCAACAAGTCCATCTAACTCATCACTGCCAAAATTGCTGCCAAGCACACCTTCGGCTTCAACTTCAAACGCAAAATGCCAGCCGTCAGTGTGTTTTGTGGGTGGCACAACATTCATGGGCTGTGTGCGCAGGCTCATTATTTGCAACAAACTTTCCCAGTTGCGTTGCTGATTTCTAGCACGGTTCCATTGTTCGGCAGTGTCAATCACCAGGCCTGTTTTGGTAGTGAATGGCAAATGCTGTGGGCGGAGATGTCCTGTGATACCAGTGTAGGTACAATCAAAAAGGGTGCGGCACAAGACTTTCATTATGTGAATATTTAATGCCAAAAAGAAACCCTGGATTTTTTACGTCCAGGGTTTGATTGAGACTAAACTGATTACAGGTTAGTGAAGCTGGCAGTTGCACTGACGTTGGCAGTTGGGATGCCAATGTTCAAGCCACCTGTGGCATTGGCTGTTTGAGCAGCGGTAACCAAGGTAGTTGTGGTGAAAGCACCGGCTGGGTAGATAGCCAAGTTGATTTGACCAGCTGTTGCACCTGCTTGATAGAAAGCAATTGTGCTGGTTTGTTGAACTGCTTGCAACACATTGTTTAAGTAACCGTTGACGTTACCAGCATTGGTAAGGGCAGCGTTGGCTGTCAATGAGAAGAATTGCAGTTGTGGACCAGACAACATTACTGGGCCTTGGGCCGCAACGTTTGCTGTTCCTGCGATTGAACCGTTTGCCACGTCCAGTGCAAATACTGGTTGTGTAGTTCCATTTACTTTTGTAAATTGTGCCATGATAAATTTCCTTTAAAGTTAAGTGGTCTTGTTGGACCTGCTTTTATTTATACAATCGGTAAAAATTACGCCTGTTGCGGATTATTTTGAGCCGCATTTCTAGCTGTAAAGTCAAATCTATTTACCGCTTTGGCATAGCCTGCAGGGGTGGCCATGACCCAACCTTCGTGCCCAGGATCCTTCAAATCCAACTGACGCAGGATATCTATTTTTAAGTCATGCAGTAGCATAAACAGGGTAAATGCTGCCGATAGTGCGCCTGCATTGCTGGACGGACTGTTCAAGTATTCCACAATGTTGTTGAATTTTTTAGGTGTGACCTTGGTCTGCAACCAATCTCCAAACCCGCCCAGTAAGTTGTCAAAACTAGGATCAGGCTGTTTGATTCTGTAGTTGATGTAGTCCACACACAATTTTGCTAGATCTGTGATCTGTTGAGCACGTAGTTCTCCAGGGTTGAACAGTGTGGCAATGGCACGACCATCTGGGCCATTGGCCACAGATTTGATTTGTTTGATCAAACCAGCGTCGGGCACAATTTCTTTGCCGCCAATGGGTTCAATCAACAACAGGCCAGGAACATCATCAAAACGCACGCCACTGAGTGGTTGACGTGCGTCGCCTACATCTGCATACATGGAATGCATGGCAATACCTATGTTGCTGGCACCAATGCGCTGGCCCAGTGATGTTTTTGCAGGAATACGATACTGCACAGTGTTGGGTTTGAACACATAGTTGCCAGCTTCCAAGGGTGGTGTGTCCATGTACAACAAGTCACCTTTGACATAACCACGGAAGTTGGCGGGCAAAGCTGCTTCTAATATAGGCCACAGTGAGGCATAAAGTTGAATCAGTTCGTCCCTTGAGCCTGAACGGTTGCGCTGTATGTCAGCCATCATGCGTGGACTTGTGGCCAAGCCATCATAGCCTTTGGCTTCAAATCCCGAACCGTCTGTGAGCACAAATTCACCAGTTTCAGGTTTGCGTCCAAATATCACAGCAGGCTTGCCGTCCCACTTTACCGTGGTGGTTTTGGCTGGAGACTCGGCTGCTGCCTGTACAATTTGCAAGGCTGTGGCCACACCAGGTAGTCCGTTACGGAACACATAGTCTTCCAGGTGTTCAATGCCTTTGGCTTTGCCACCCACACCAGCTTCTTCTGCTTCGTAAATTTGATAAGGATTGGCTGACTCACGTTCCACCAGGGGTTGCATGCCTTGGTTTACGATTCTATCACGCAGTCGTGCCAGGAAGTAAGTGTCAGTGTTTTCTGTCACCGCATCAGGCTGTGGCAAACCTTCTTTGGTCAGATACTCACGAAAGTCTTTGACCTTGACTTCTCGGTCTTTGTCCCGAGCCAAGGCAGCAAAAATGCTTTCTACATTTTTCAAGTTTTCTCGAGTGGCACGTGAGCCCAGCAAGGCCTGTGCCACATAGTCAGGATCTAGCCCGCCAGGCACAAGTTGATTGCTGGTGCGGCTGAACATGCCATTGGCGCCTACTTTGAGTCCCAGTTGTTTGGCAATGCTGGACATCAATATGTTGCGATTGGCACCTTTGTAGGCTGAACCTTCACCGCCTGAGTAAAAGAATGTGCCCCAATCCAAGTTGGGGAAAAACATAAAGTCTGTTTGCACATAGCCCAGTTCAGGTCGCCCTTGTATGGGTGTGCGCAGGTGTACTTCGCCGCCCTTTTTGATCCACTCTGCTGGGGGTAGTTTGTGGCTGGCTATCCATTGCATGAGTTTGGCTGCCAGTTGATCTTTGGAGATTTCATTCACATCCACAGCCAAATCCATGTCTCCTGATGTGGGCGCTTTGCCTGTTGATCCCAACCAACGGTCACGTGGAAACTCTATGCCTGTGACTTGTTCAAGCCAGGCCACAGTGGCAGGCACATCGCTTTGATTGATGCGACCTGTGAGTGGTTTGCCGTCTGCGTCTTTGAATACATTGCCGCCTTCCAGTAGTGTACGTAGAGTTTTCATGGCAGGT